GACGTAGGAACTGAAGTAGACCAAGCGTCATATAATAGACTTGAGGTTACAATTACTGAACCAGTCGATGGAGTATCAACAAACGCCAACGAAATGAAATGGTCAACAGCAACTACGCCATGGGGAATTATCTCACACGTAGGCATTAGAGATGCTGAAACAGACGGTAATTTGTTATATTTCACTAACCTTGAAGAAGCAAAAGATATTCAAGTAGGCGACCAATTTCAAATAGTAGTAGACAATCTAACATTAACATTATCATAAGGTAAAGCATAATGGCAATACAATTAAAAGATAGAGTAAAAACAGGCTTTTCCACAGTAGGAACTGGTGATATTGTCTTTGGAGCAACAAGAGATAATTTTCAAGGTTGGGACGCTGTTGAGAATGGTAAGGTAACATATTACTGTATTACAACAACAAACCAATGGGAAGTTGGATATGGTTTAAAATCAGCAACAAACTTAGCTAGAAATCTTATAGCATCTTCAACAGGTAGCTTACTAGACCTTGCCGGAGCTGGTGATGTATTTCTAACTTATCCTGGTGATTACGCTGTTGCAAAAGACCAAGATGGAAATGTTAATATTGATGGTGATTTATTTGCTGCTAATGTTTATACAAAGACTGAAATAGACTAACAGCAACAAGCCCAAGATGACGCAGTTGAAGCTTCTCAAGAAGTGCAAGACGGAGTTATTAATAATAACACAGCTAACATTGGCACATTATCAACAAAAGTTACAACAAACACAAATGACATTGAAAGACTAAAAGAGGGCGTATTCTTTAGTTCATCATACACTTGCACATACCCATCTAATCCAAACAGAGATCCAGAAGCTGGAAATCTGTATCTGCAGGACTTAGCTGCGTTTACTTATTCATATGCTGACACTAATCAAGTATTTATATCTAAAACAGATGAGCAAGGCAACGTAAGACAATTCACAGCTGTTCAAGAAGATGACGTTGTTGTATTAAATCAAGTAGAAAGCCCAAATTTTGGTAGATATTTAGTTATTAGCGTTCAAGATGTTGGAGATTATGTTCAAGTTATAGTAGAGCATTTAGCATCACAAGGAACAGTTATTGACGGAGAAAAGATTGCAATTCAGGCCTTCCCTGCCGCAGCAGAAATATGGACAGAACCAACAGTTGGAACTACAAACTACGTTGGTGATGTTACAATTAGCAAAGATAATAAAACAGTAGAGATTGACGCAAATGTTGCCGAGCTAGGTGTAAGGTCAAGAATTACAACACCATTACAATTAGAATTTAACACTAAAGATGGCAGCTTACCTGATTTAACTGTTAATGATGGTCGTGTAGATGTTAGGTCATCTTTATATGTAAATAATGTAGAAGTAGGAACAGCCGTAGGTAATGTACCTATTGGTGCAATAACTCTTTGGATGGGAGCAACAGCTCCAACAAATTGGGCAATATGTGATGGAACTAACGGTACACCGGATATGAGAGGTTTATTACCTATTGGTGTTAATGGTTCTTATGCTTTAGATTCTACAGGTGGTAGTGCTGATGCGATTGCAGTATCTCACTCACACACAGCTACAACAAACAGTACAGGTGCTCATACTCACTCATTGTCTGGAACATCTGGAGGTGGCGGAGGTCATACTCACTCAGCAGCAACAACAACAACGCCAGGCTCCCCACTCGTATCTGGTAGTAAAGCTGGTTTTGCTTATTTTCCAACCGGAGGCCAGAATGTAGCTAATAAAAATATAAACCCTGTTGGTAACCATACTCACAGCATAGCGGGATCGGCTGCCTCAAATGGTAATCATACTCACACAATTACAGTTGCAAGTGGAGGGGCAAGTGGTACTGGTAAAAACTTACCTCCATACAGAGCAGTTAATTACATTATGAGAATTAGCTAATGTTAGGGTTTCAATCCCTATCTGAAGCTGCAATATCATCATTAGCTGAGCAAAGTGGAAATGAAATTGATGGTATAGCTGTATTTAATGCTGATGCTTATTTAACATTTTTAGCTGGTAAATTAAAAACTGGCGCTGTTAATATATTATCTAATGGTGAATTAGAGGTAGCCGGTCAAAGATTAAGAGGTTCATATGGCTTTATAAATGGTGAAGCAACATTTGAAGCTAAAGGTGGTGCAATACGATATGGTATAATAGATATTGAAGGCAATGCTTATTTAATAACAGAAGGCGGAATAAATGGTTCAGGTTGGGTAAGGGTTGCTCCTAATACTCCTGAATGGAAATATTTACAAAGTTCTAAATGGAACAAAATTAATTAAAATAGGGTAATCTAATGGCAAAGAATAAGGTAAGCGAGTGGGATGTTGTTAGCGATAACAACCTTGATATTAAAGGGATAAATATCTCTGATAATATGCCGCCAAGTTTCGTTAACGATGCAATGCGTGAAATGATGGCACAAATAAAACAATGGCAATCAGGTTTATATGAAGAACCATTAACAATTAAAGGTGATTTAGACATACAAGGTGGCATGACACTTAATAGCGAACCTGGAACATCTGGTCAATTCTTAATGAGTGCTGGACCTGGTGAAACACCGCAATGGGGAAGTGCAACTATTCCTGACGCTTTTAGCCCTGGTATGATTATATTATGGTCTGGTTTAACTTCTACAATACCTACTGGTTGGGCATTATGTAATGGTGCTGATGGAACACCTAATTTAACAGATAGGTTTGTCATTGGAGCAGGTAATACTTATGGTGTCAACCAAACAGGTGGTTATAAAGACGCACAATTATTATCGCATACACATACTGGTTCAACAAACACAACAGGTGCGCATACCCATACAACCACTGCGGCTGTGGCTTCATCTCAACGTATTGGCCCTGGTAACCCTACTGGTTTAGCAACAACCGGTGCAAGTTCTACAGGGAGCGCTGGTAATCACAAACATACATTTACAACCGACTCAAGTGGAGTAACTGGGACAAATAGAAATTTACCTCCTTACTACGCTTTAGCATACATTATAAGACAATAATAAATGACAACAAATAGAATTTTATTAGGTGAATGGTTACCAGACCAACCTGACAGTACTGGAAATCCTACACCAAATCTAGAGATGGCTTTTAATGTTTATCCTAGTTCAACAGGCTATGCTCCGTTCCCAAAGGCAACAAGAATAACTGTTGACATGCCTAATGATGAGCGTATTAATGGTTTATATTCAGCTAGACAAAATGCGCAAATTACAGCTATTGTAGGAACACCTTCTAACATATATAGAGGTAATAATATTGTAAGGGCTGTTTCAGGAACTATTAACGATATATCGAGACCTGCAGGATATGGCTCAAACAGAAGAAACTGGGCATTTGAACAATTTGGTTCTGTTGTGTTAGGAACAAATGGCACAGCTAAAATACAAAAATATGATATAACAGGAGACGCAACTTTTACTGATATTGAAGAAGCTCCAGTATGTAGAACAATGGCGATCGTAAGAGATTTTGTTTTTGCTGGTTACTGTGATGCAGTGTCAAACAAAGTTCAATGGTCAGATTTAAATAATGAAAATGTATGGGATAGCACAGACGTAAACCAAGCTGACTTTCAAATACTGCCAAGTGGAGGAGCTGTTAAAGCTGTAACTGGTGGTGAATTTGGTTTAATAATACAAGAAAAAGCAGTACAAAGAGCAAGTTATATTGGTACACCATTTGTGTTTCAATTTGACTTAATATCTGATAATACTGGTTGTATCTCTGGAGCATCAGCAATACAATATAATGGTGTAAGTTACTGGTTGTCTGAATCAGGTATGGTAGCTTGTGATGGTTCAAAAGTAAGTAACATTGGTGAAGGTAAGATTAATGACTGGTTATTTAAAGAAATAGATAAAACACAGATTGAAGACGTATCAGTAGCTATTGACCCATTAAAGAATTTAATTGTATGGAACTTTCCATCATCATCAGAAGATAGAGTGTTATTAAAATATAACTATGAAACTGGTAGATTTGCAACAGGCAAAACATTAGCTCAAGTTGTAGCTGGTTTAATGACACAAAGTGCTTCATTAGATTCACTAGATGAGGAGTACCCTATATTAGATGACGCTCCTATATCTTTAGATTCTGGTTTATTAATTGGTGGTCAATTCTCATTCTGTGGAGCTGAAGATAAACATGTTGTTGCATTTAGCTTACTACCTGAAACTTGTTATATGACTACTAATGATATGGAATTTGATGGTTTTAGTGTCGCAACTTTGGCTATGCCTATTATTGAAAATGGTAGTGCTGAATTTCAAATAGCTTCAAGAAACTCATTAAATGAAAACATATTGTTCAGTAACAATTCTGTTACATCTGCTGAGAATAGAGCTGACTTACGAAGTGGTGGTAAATACCATAGAGTAAGAATACACCCTACAGGAGTTAAATGGACAAATGCTGTAGGATTTGATATAGCTGTAACACCTCAAGGGAGTAGATAATGGCAAAGAAAGGTATCATGTATCGCATACTTCCATTTAATGGAATATGGAATAATAGAAACGTATCTGAAGTAGTTAATGGTATAATGAATGGTAAAATTAACGCGACAGGTGAAATGACTGTTTATCCAGGCACTAATGTATTAGTAGATGAAAGAATAGCAGCTGAATCTGTTATTCTATTTAGTGCAAGGTCTAATTCAGAGTTTGGATTACCTTACATAGAAAGTAAAGGTAAGGGTGAAGCAAAAGTAGGTTATGTAGGTGAGAATGGAACTAAATTTGATTACGTAGTTTTAGGATAGTTATGGGATTATTAGGAAACCCTTACAATGGTGGATTAAATGCAACAAACAGACCTAACCCGTTTGGTTTAAGAGCATTCCCATATAAAGACGGTTATGGTGGTCAAATGATGCCAAAAGAAAAAGGCTTTCATGGTTTAATAGAAGGATTAAGTGGTAACAATATAACTGAATTTTCTACAGGTGGTGTTAATGGTGAGCCATTCTATCCGCTAGTAACTGAGAAGCTTTATGATGGCCAAATAAACGACATTAAGAATTTAGAAGGTGGTTTACTTGGTAACGATTCACCAGAAACACAAAGACTATACGAGCACGCTTATCAAGAGTATTTAAGAAGACAAGCATTAGGACAGGACGCATTTTATAACAATTAATAGGGGTAAGGATGAAAG